TTTGATATTCAAAAAAGTACAGCTATTGGTTCTACTGCTGGTGGAGTAGGTTTTCAACTACAAGGTGCTCCAACTGTTTCTACTGATGGTCAGATTGACTTTTTTACTCTAAAATCTACTGGAACTGAAGCTGACCCAGGTGACAGTGAAACAATTCATTTCATGATTGTTGTTAAAAACTCTTCACTTCCAGGTGTTGGAGTTAGCTAAGGAGTGAACAATGATTATGATGGGTCCTAAAAAAGATAAAGGCGGTCTTATGATCGCCATTATGGAAAAGCTAAAGAATGGCAAAAGCTCATACGAAGAAGGTAAAGAGCACAACGAAGAAATGATGGAAAAACATCATGATGATGAAAGTCATTACGAGAAGTACAAAGAAGAAGTAGATGGACTATTTGAAGCTATGAAAAATGAAGACAAGGAAGAGTTTGCTAAATGTCTAAAAATGTTCGTTAAGAAATGCGTTAAAGACGAGTACTAATTAGGGGGGGCTAACGCCCTCCTTCTTTTGGAGGTATGATGGCTTCAATTACTGAAAGTTCTTTAGTAACCAGAGTCCGGCAAAGAGCCGACATGGAATCTAATAACTTTGTTTCTGATATAGAAGTGCAGACTTACATAAATGGCTCCATAGCAGAGCTACATGACTTGCTAATTCAAGTTTATGGTCAAGACTACTATGTTAGTAGTAACACCTTTACAACAACAGCAGGTACAGACACCTATGCCTTGTCTACAAGTGCAGGTGCAGATTTTTATAAACTAAGAGGGATGGATGCAAAGTTAAATGGATCAGACTTTTTTACTCTATCTCCATTTAATTTTAACGAAAGAAACATAAGACAGGAAGGCAGTTTATCTAACGTACTAGGTGTTGCCAACCTTAGGTATAGATTAGTAGGATCTAATATTATTTTTACTCCTACTCCAGACGCAAATACAGAAATAAGAGTTTGGTTTGTGCCAACAGCACAACAATTTAGTAGTTCGACTCCAGCTACTTCTACTACTACATATGATGATTTCAATGGCTATGCTGAGTATGTAGTAATAGATGCAGCTATAAAGTGTTTGCAGAAAGAAGAAAGCGATGTAAGTGTTCTTCTAGGACAAAAAGCTGCTATGAAGAGAAGAATAGAGGAAGCTGCTAACAACAGAGACGCAGGACATCCTCTTACTGTATCTGATGTTTATTTAGAAAATAATGAGTTCTTCTTTGGCAGGAGCACAGTTTAATGTCATTAAGGAGATTTAATAAAGTTTTTAAACCACAGGATCAAGAGTTTAACAGACTTCAAGATAGTATTGAACAAGCTGTAAACCCTATTATAGATTCTAGGATAGTAGATGGAGTTTACATAAAAGAAGTAGACCTGTCAACAGCAGATACTTTTGTTGAACACAAGCTAGGAAGAGAACCATTAGGTTTTATAGTTGTAAGAAAGTTTGCCGCAGGTGATGTCTTTGAATCTTTGACAGACTCTAGTGGTGACAACTATGACAGAAAAAAATTTATAAACATTAAAGCATCAACAAGTTTATCAAATGTTTACTTGTGGATATTTTAGGAAATAACTATGGCTGAAACATCAACAACAACCTTTATGAATTTAGTCCTTCCAACTCCAGGTGAACGGTTAGGACCAACTTGGGCTACTGATATAAACACAGCCTTATCTAGAATAGATGAACATGATCACTCTGCTATAGGAAAAAATTTAGGAGTAGCTGCATTAACTATAGATGGAGACTTAGATTTTTCACCTGGGACAAGTGATTATGCAACATTAAATAAAAAATACTCAGGTTTTACAAACAACTCAGGAACTCTTGCTTCTGCTAGTTTTCCTGCCAGTATTTTTGTAGCTGAAGGGAATCTTTTTTACAACAACTCTACAGGTGGTCAAATACAACTAACAGATGGTGCAGCTCTTAGTTCTACAGGAGTTTCTGCGATACAGTTTGCTAAGTTTGCAGATACTTTATCAGGCGGTACTTCAGGAAGTCCTAATTCTATAACTGAGTCTGACAACGCTTCTTACTATGTCTGTGATGCTAGTACAGCAGCAGTTCATGTTAGATTACCAGCAGCTTCTACTTCAGCAGCAGGTAGATTTTTTGTGATAAAAGACATAAGTGGAGTAGCCTCTACAAACAATATAACTGTTCACATATCAGGAACAGATACAGTAGACGGTGCTTCTAGTCACGTAATTGCCTCAAACTTTGGTTCAGCTACTTTTATTTCTAGAGGTAACTCTGTTGCTTATGATGTAATATAGGAGATAACATGGCTCTTAATAAACAAGGATTACATCTACAATTAGATCAAGGCATCAACACAAAGTTTGATGATAAAGACCTACCTCTTGGAGACTTTGATGTAGTTGAAAATGTTTCATTTGAAAAAAATGGAGAGTTCAACAAAAGATTTGGTTATGATGAAATAAAAGGAGAACAGATAGGAGGAACTCAAGTTCAGACTCCTATTGGTGTTACAAAGTATAAAGATCAGTTATTATGGGTTTCTAGAGATCAAGTTTATAGCTACAGTGAAGGAGCTACTGTATTTCAAAACGAAGGTAGTTTTGATGCTATAGTTCCTAAGTCTAGCATAGTAGTTCAAAACGGAAAAGAACAATCTGAGCTTCAATGTGCGTACCTACAAGGCTACAAAGTTTTTGTTTACATGGAAGGCTCAGTTCATAAAATATCAGTGGTTGATGATGAGTCAGGTTCATATGTTCTTTACAATCAAACAGTGGATGGCTCTACTAGAACAGGCGGTCTTAGGATAGTTGTTAAAGACAATAAGATAATTTTATTTGGTACAGATGGTTCTAATGTTCTAAAGATTCAAAGATTTGATTTACTAGGTTATCTAAAAGATGGACTAGCTTTTGAGTCTTCAGCAGCAGGAGCCTTAAGTGGAGAAAACACTATAGCAACTTTACATTCATCTCAAAAGTATGATGTAGCTGTAAGTGACATATCAATGATAATTGCATATTATGACAACAGCGCAAGTGAACTAAAGTTTGCAAAAGAACTTTCTAATAGTGAATCTTTTACGACTAATATAGACCCTTTTACTGTTTCAATAGCTCCTGCAAATGCCATAGATTTAAGTGTTGATCTTTTTGGAAAGTTTATATTAGTAACAGCAAACGGAAGTGGTGTTGTAAAACTAGCCATACTTGGAGCTGATGTTACACAAGTTAAAGCTCCTACTACAATAGAAGACGTAACTTCTGCTAACTTTGATTCTGCTGTAAACGTAACTGCACAAACCATAGATGGTTTTACTTACGATGTTTTTTACCAAGTCTATGAGTCTGCTCCTTCTGTTTTTACTATAAGCACAGGAACTACAGCAGCTTCTACTACAGCAGCTTTAGATTACACATGGTCAAATCATCATGTAAGAAAAAACACTTTTAGTTATAGTACTAGTACAGCAGGTACAGCTTCTACTATCATGAGAGGAGTTGGTTTAGCAACAAAAGCTTTTGTACAAGATCAGAATGTTTATATAAATACAATACGAGAAGCACAATTATACTCTACTTATTATGTAGCAAAATCAGACGGTTCTATACAATCAAAGATTAGTCAAGATACAGGAGGCAGTCTTCTTAACTCCATAAGAAAAAGAGGAGGATCATCTACAGCTTTTTCTAATCACAGTGGTACAAACACTGATGCAGTTTACACTGTACCAAGCCTTAGTAATGTTCCAACTATTAGCTCAGAAAAGTTTTTAACAGTTACTAAGTTACAAAGTGTTATAGAGAGTGGAACCGAAGGCACTACAAGTTATTATAGTTTATATGGAGTAAATAGTACAATACTAGATTTTAGTAATGAGATAGTAAACCAAACGGAAGAACTTGCAGAAAATTTGCATTTTTCTGGAGGGCAGTTAAAGGCATATGATGGTAATGTTTTAGTAGAACAAAATTTTAATTATCCTCCTGCTAAGTTAAACGTAGCAACAGGAACAGCAGGTGGTGATAACACTTTTGCAAGACCTTCAACGGTTGATGATGTTTATCAGTATAGAGCAATATTCACTTTTACAGATGCTCAAGGTAATATTCATAGGTCAGGTCTTTCAGACATAGGAAGTTTTACATATGAGACTACTTCTACTGATGCCACCTTAGATCATAGTTTGATTCACATACCTTCTCTACCTCTTACTCAAAAAGAAGATGTTTACATAGAACTATATAGAACTACGGCAAATGGAACAGTGTTTCATAAATTAAATGCTGATAGTAGTGACTCAACTTCTCAAACATTTACTCCAATAAATAATCAACCCACTGCTGACTGGGTGCTATACAAAGATAAAACAAAAGATACTAGTCTAGTAAACAATGAAACTCTTTATACCACAGGTGGTGTTTTAGAAAATACAAGCCCACCATCTTGCTCTATAGTTTCTAGTTTTAAAAACAGATTATTTATAGCAGGGCTAGAAAACAAATTAGAGTTACGGTTTTCAAAATTTCTGTCACCAAAAACAGGAGTTGAAATGAATGATACTCTTAGTATTTTAGTGTCACAGGTTGGTGGAGACATTACAGCTTTGAAAGCTATGGATGATAAGCTTATAATATTCAAGAAAAACGCCATATTTTATTTAGCAGGTGATGGTCCTAATAATCTTGGAGAACAAGATACTTTTATTGAACCACAACTTATATCCTCTGATGTAGGGTGTGCTGTAAAAAATAGTGTAGTTCTAACACCGTTTGGCATATTTTTTAAGACAGCCAAAGGTATTTATCTACTAAGTAGAGCCCTAGGACTAGAATATGTAGGAGCAGACGTAGAAGACTTTAATGATTTAACAATAACAAAGGGTGACATTTTTCCTAAAGATAATGAAGTTAGGTTTTTAACCTCTGAAGGACAGGCTCTAGTCTATAATTATTATAGAAAATTTTGGGGATTATATGGGAACCATCGAGGAGATAGTTCAGTAGTCATAGGACAAGATTACTACTATGTCCACAAAGATGGTAATGGTAGCAGGGTATTTAAACAAAACCCAGAAAAATACGACGATGCAGGAGACCCAGTAGAGTTAGTATTAGAAACTGGTTGGATAAACCCTTTTATGAAACAGGGCGCAATGAGAGTCTATAGGATGTTGATATTAGGCGACTATTACTCACCACATAAACTTAAGGTTAGTATTTGTTATGACTACAAAGACTTCTTTTCTCAGTCAAAGGTTATAGATGTTAATGATTATACTGA